CCCTGCGGGCCGGCACCCTCGCATGTTGCAGTGCACCATGGCACGATTCTTGCAAATGAGAATGATTCGCATTTGAGAATCGTTCGCATTTGAGAATCATTCTCATCTCTGGCCACCAATCGCGAATGAGAATCATTCGCATTTGGCAGCCTCGCGGCATAGGGAAGGGCACCTCCTCCGAGGTGCCCTGCCGATCCGTGAGTGGCCTCTAGGCTTAGAGGTTCCTGTCATTCGCGTATTTTTCCTCCCAGTAGCCGCCGTCTTGAAGTTCCATGTCATGAGGTTTGGCATCCTCGCCCACGCTTACCGGCGTGTCGCTGTACATGGTGAATGTGACCCGCCGCCCGTCGCCCGTTTTGATCATGATTTTGTTGGTCCAGAATTCAGACCGCGGATAAGGTGTTTCGAGTGATACCGGCTTCGATCCGAAAAAGCGACGCGCCTGCACGTCAATGGATTCGACGTCGTGCAGATCCAGCGCCATATATCCGCTCTCGCCCTTCTCGAAGTTCGTGCTCTCGCCGTTGGTGAAGATTCTCATGGTTTACCCTCTAGTTGGTTTTAATGAATGTTGCCTCTATATATATGCAGGACCCGTGCCAAGTTTGAACAATTCGTTATATATCAATGAGTTAGTTGCTAGATTAGCCCGGGTCCAGACCGGGACCCTCGCATATAGAACCAAAGTGTAAAGAAATCCGGCATTGACATTCTCGAAAGTTGATACCTAAGCCATTCTTCGCTGTAAAGAATCTCGACGCATGTCGAAAATCTTTACACTAGTTATTGTTGGCATGATATTTGCCCGGCAAGAATCATGCCAACAGGGGGCGGTTATTAGACTCAGTCTAGGGGGTATGTATTGGACTTACCCACACGTAACCCAACACCATTTTTCAAAAACATCATATACCAACTCAAAAATAATTCTTGACACACTGCTCAAACTCCTATATAATAAATACTGGAGGATTATATGACACATAAAATTTTGAAAAATAACAAGTTTGAAGTCTACCAAGGCTCAGAAGAACAGTGTACAAAGTATTTTACTTCTAGACAATTAAATCCTAGTGTATATTTAATTATCCCAATAGAAGAAAACTATACAATTGCACCAGAAAATAATGTTGAACCCGACCTAAATTGGTACAATAGGTTTTTAAAATGGCTGTAGTAGAATTTTCAGAAGATTCTTTACCTGAAGCTATTAGCCCTGAAGGGGCTACCATCGCTAATACATACTTAGCAAACGCTTGTTCACTTACACAAACTAGTAGAGAGTTAGATTTACCTACGCATGAAATCTCAGCTATGCTAGAAACACCGCTTGTAAAAAATTATGTAAATTCTATACTTAGAGAATCTGGATACAGACAAATGGTAAAGATTGCAGAAAAGTTAGATGAATTAGTTGATAGGAAGTGGGACGAAATCACCGAGGCAGAAATTGGTTCAAATAAAGATATTGCCGATTTACTTTCTCTTGCTCACAAATTTCAACTAGACATTGCTAAACTATTACAAGCTGATATTCCTAAAGGTCCTTCCACACAAGTTAATACTCAAATAAATGAATATGGTTCAGGTTCTTATGGTAAACTAATGCAAAAATTAATACAAGGTAGTTAATATGTTATTTAATTGTTATTTAAAACCACATAGACGAATTACTATTTATAGACGCAATCTTACTCGCGCCTCTGCACTAGCTTTATATGATATATTTAAAGCTAAAGGTAGAGCCGCAGAAGTGGTTTTTGAAAATATCACTAGTGGCGAACGTTTTGCTGGATCAGAATTAAAAAATTATAAACCACAAAATTTATTCACAGAGAAGAAAATTTATGATGAAGGTCAGCCATCCGGACATAGACGTAAACAAGATTACGATTCTACCTCCGGAGGAAAGGTTTCTGAAAGTACCAGTAGAGAACTACGTATCCTTGCTGACAGATCCCGAACGAAAACCGATAACACTAAATAGAATACAAAATGCTATAGTAAATGCAATTAACAGTCCCAAGTATAGATTTGTGACTGCATGTGTTTCTAGACGAGTTGGAAAAACTTATATAGCTAATATTATTTTACAGGTCGTAGCTTTATGTCCTGGAACACGTGTTCTTATTATTGCACCTGATTACTCTTTAGCATCAATCAGCTGGGATATCCAACATACACTTATTAAAATGTTTGATATTGAAACGATCAGGGATAATGCTAAAGATAGAATATTAGAACTTACAAATGGTTCAGTTATAAGAGTTGCTTCTGTATCGCGAGTAGATTCCGCAGTAGGAGTATCTTATGATCTTATTATATTTGATGAAGCTGCACTTAATGATAACGGGGGCCAAGCTTTCAATATATCGCTACGACCTACTCTAGACAAACTTGCTTCTAAATGTATCTTCATCTCCACACCTCGTGGAGATAATTGGTTTAGAGACTTCTTCGACAGAGGATTTTCTGATGCTATTGAATATGAAGAGTGGGTTTCGATACATGCTGACTTTCATGAAAACCCCCGTGCTTCAGCTAAAGATATTGCTTCAGCTCGCGCAACTATGTCACATGCAGAATTCGAGCAAGAATATTTAGCAAACTTCGTAACTTTCGAAGGTCAGATCTGGGGATTCTCTGGAGATTGTATCCAGGACTTAACTGCCCAAATTGTCGAATACATTAAACTATCTCACAAGATTGAAATAATTGCTGGAGTTGACGTAGGTTTCCGGGACCAGACAGCTATGGTAGTTTTAGTAGTTGAGCAAGATTCTTCGGGTCGCAACATGTATTATCTGATAGATGAATATGTAGCGCACCATAGAAGTACTCAAGTTCATGCCGAAGAGATTGGTCATAGAATGCAATTGTATGATCTTGACTATATCTTCGTTGATTCTTCCGCAGCTCAAACTCGTTTTGACTTAGCTGCTATGTTTGACATTTCCACCATCGGTGCCATGAAATCCGTGACGGATGGTATTGGGTCAGTTGGTGCGGTTATAGATAATAACCGACTTATAATTCATGACGAATGTATAGAAAGTATTTATGCCGTACGTAACTATAAATGGAAAGGTGAAGTAGAAGCTGGTGTCTGGAATATAGAAACTGAAAAGCCAGCTCATACAAGAGCTAGTCATGTAGCTGATGCTATACGCTACGCAATTTATACTTATGAAATGAGTGTTGGAGGAATAATGTAATTGTTATATAATTCTGTATACCAAAACTAAATATACTTCTTGACATGATGCTCATTTTTTGTTAAGATAGTATAATCAGAATAAATAATAAATAATACGATAACATTTACATTTGTTATGTCAAATCTTAAAAGAATTCCAATTAAATATGTAAGAGACAGAGCCAAGAGTCGATATAAGAAAGACTCTTGTTGCTATGTTTGTAGGTGTGGAGGTTCGTTGGACTTTCATCACTTGTTTACTGTGGATATTTTATTTGATAATTGGATAGCCACTAATAAGATACAAATTAATAATGTAGAGGATATACTCTTAGTTCGAGATAAGTTCATAGAAGAACACATGTACGAACTGTACGAATATGCCCGAACTCTATGCAAAAAATGTCATCAACGATTACATGCTGTTTATAGTCAGCGCCCTGCGCTATCTACCGCAGCTAAACAAGAACGTTGGTTAGATATACAACGAGATAAATTTTTAGCAAAATAGGAGCAGTATGGAAACTGAAATATTTTTAGCAGCTACTGCACTAGTAACTGTAATTGGTGGAGGTGGCGTATGGTTAGGAAGTTTACAAACTAAAGTTACTAATAATAAAGATGATATCGGTAAATTAATTGAAGATATAAATGGACATTTGGATAATTTTAATGTAGTCGTAACGAAGGTAGCTAAGATCGAAACTATTTGTGATAATATCTATAGTATGTTAGACAAGCAAAAACCGCGTACTAAAACTGATTAAAATTTTTAAAGTTCTAAACTTAGGTTAAGTAATGAAACTACGTACAAGAATTGAATTATGGTGGAAGCACCGTGGTCAATCCGCTATTCAACAAGATGAAGGGGATACCAAAGAAAGTAGTGAAAGACGACCGTTCTTTCAAAGTGCTTACACTGATATAGAAGTATTAAAACGCGGTACAGATATTTTAGTAGACTCCAGTTCGGAAGTCGATATAAATATCACAGGAACATTACCATTCCCTGCCAGACACGGGGGAAAGGGTAGATTGAGAATGAAAAGTTTATTTACAATAATAAACTTTAGACCCAATGATGATGAAGATGTAAACTCTTTTAGACGACAGTTATATATGGATTTAGTACTAACTGGAAATTGTTATCAATATTGGGATGGGTTAAATTTATTCCAGCTACCTAGTAAACTAATGGAAGTTAAAACAGGTAAAAATAATAAAATTGATCATTATTTACAAGATGGTACTAAGAAATTTTCAGTAGAAGAAATTATTCATACAAAGGATAATTCTTCTATATCAATTTATACGGGACAGACTAGATTAAGAAGTGCCGTACGTTCAATTGAAATTTTAAGAAAGATGTTAAATTTTCAAGATTTATTTTTCGCTAATGGAGCTATACCAGGAATCGTATTAACTACTCCGAACATTCTAGGTTCTAGAATTAAAAAGAAAATGTTAGACGATTGGAGAATAGCGTATAGTCCCAATAGCGGTGCTAAAAAGCCTATCATATTAGATGGAGATTTAAAACTAAATCCTTTAAGTCAAGTAAGTTTTAAGGATTTGGATTTTGAAAGTTCCGTATCTAAACATGAGATAAAGATTTTAAAAGCAATCGGGGTGCCACCTGTTCTATTAGAGTCTGGTAATAATGCCAATTTAAGACCAAATATACAGTTATTTTATGAATTAACAGTTTTGCCTTTAGTATCAAAATTGATCTCATCCTATGAGAAATTTTTTGCTTACGATATGGAACCGGACGTTGTAAAGGTTAGATCCTTACGTCCTGAACTTAGGGAAGCTGGTGCATATTTTAGTGGTTTAGTTAACACTGGAATCATGACAATAAATGAGGCACGGGAAGAATTACGCTTACCTAAGAGTACTGAAGAACATGCCGATGAATTGCGTATACCTGCTAATATAGCTGGTAGCGCCGTAGATCCTACAGTAGGAGGAGCACCTCCTGGGAATAGTGAGGATGAAGATGAAGAGAATGATGAAGGATAAAATTCTTGAACTTTGTATACCAATTGATATTAAGTCTCATCTTGATGAAAATGAGGATGATGACGGATCTTTAGATATTACTGGCTATGCTAGTACTAATGATAAAGATCGTTCTAATGATATTGTGAGAGCAGACGCTTGGACGAAAGAAGGGGCTTTAGATAATTATTTAAAAAACCCTATAATTTTAGCGTTTCATGATCAACGTCAACCAATTGGTAAAATGACAGATCATACAGTTGATACTAAAGGCTTAAAGATTACAGCTAGAATTAGCAAAATTGCTGAAAATATAATTGAGCTAATTAAAGATGAAATATTAACCGCTCTTAGTATTGGTTTTAGGGTAAAAGATGCTGAGTATGATTCTGCAACTGATATTTTTGTAATTAAAGAAGTAGAACTTTTCGAAATTAGTATAGTAGCAGTACCAGACAATCAAGATGCACTTTTCAGTG